TCGCACAACCAAGATGTCACCAGGCGACAACCCAGTGGGCGTTACCACGAAATCGATGTCTGAGAAGACGAGGCTATTCATGGTTGTCGCAGCCGTGCTGACAAGATCAGAGCCAATGGCGTCGTCAGGATCGCTTTGGAGCTTGAATACTTCGCAGTCCAGAAGTGCCGACGTGCCAGCGACCGTCGTGATCATTCCCGCTTTGAACCGCAGCGTAATGCTCTCACCTGCCTGATACTCCCAGGGGAGCTGCACCAAGACGCGAGCGCGTTTGTTTGTAGCTCCAGCCGCCTTGAGGTCTTCCGACCGCAGCGATGGCGTCGCCGTTCCAAACGTTCCGCCGACAAGTCCAAGATCGTCAGCAGAAGGCGTTCCTGGCAATAGCGTTTGCATCGCATCCCACACACGGAAGTCCGTTAGTGGAATAGGAAACGCTTGCAATTCCGCCAATGCCAAGATGTTGGCCTTGGCTACTGGCGGCGAGAGAGTGCCGTTCAAGCGAATGTTGCCCGCTACGATCAGATCGCCTGGCAGTGAGGTGGGATTGGCCATGTTCATTCTTCCTTTGCAAATTGGTTACGTTACAAAACACACTTTATGGAGTTACCCAGCCGCCCCCTGAATCGCCGAGCGAGGCAATCATTGTTGCCTGGTCCTTCCATTCAGGGCCAATGTCTTCTCTGCGCTCGACGAACGAATACAGGCCGATTAGCAGTTTGTTGCGCTCATCCAGTTGGTAGGCCATCAACTTGCGATTCTCATCGGCAACAGACTGCCAGCCTGTCAATCGCTTCACAGCAGTCTCCAGCCTTTGAGCGATTGCCCTGTGCTTATGTTCGGCCAGCGTGTTGGCGTGTTGCAGAAGCAATGTCGAGAACTTTTCCTTGCCACCCAGGACGCTCGTAAGCGCTGCCTGCAACTGTTGCAGGAGGATGTCTCGCTGGGAGATCTCAGCTTGCGTTACGGCCTGCTTGGCCGCGTGCTGGCGCTCAGTAGCCTCTACGAACTGCTGCCTGATTTGCTGCAACTGCTCGTACGTCCTGTGAGTCTCAGTATTAGCCCACTTCGCATACACGTCCCGTAACTGGTAAACCCTGTCAGCGGAATCGATCGTCTTCTGCCGAACGTCCTGTAACTGTGCGTACAGTCGCGACTGGACTTCGAGCCCCAGTCTCTCGCTGGCGTCTTTGGCAGCGAAGATGGCTTGCTTACCGGACAGTACGCGATTGCGAGTTTCTTGGAGTAGCGAGTAAACTCCGCTGATGAGCGATGCCTGATACCGAAGAACTTCCTGCTGCACTGCATGCAACTGGCTCTTGCCATCAAGCGTCTGTCCTCGCATGGCTCTCTGCTGCTCGTACAGCTTGTGCTCGTTATCCATCGTCTGGCCGCGCATGACACGCTGCTGTTCGAACAGCTTGTGCTGGTTGTCGAACTTCTGGCGATTCAGGTTGTCGTTAAGCGCCTGGATCTGCTCGTCTCTGTCTCTCCAGTTGCGCTCTATAACGTCCACTGGGATTGTCGACATATACAGACCACTGGACACAAGTTTTTGCATCTGCACCGAAAGCGATGACGCAGCTTGCTCATTGATCCTAGCCAGTTCAGTTGCCCCAAGGCCAGTCAAGAAACCAGTCGCCTCGCTGCTGTGCGCCGTGTAGTCGAAAGCCATCGCATCCGTGATCCCTCGGGTTTCCGTGGCGTGCGTCGTGTAGTCACCGCTCAGCAGGGCCAAGATAGATCCATAGTCCACCACATGGTTGTCGACTAGCGTACCGGCTGTTGTCCTGATCGCCCCCAGGTCCGTTTCCACAGCTTGGTAGTCAGCGTCTAATGCCGTCAGGATTGCATTGACATCCGACACATAGGTCGAGACGTTACTGGCCACGTTCGCCAACAAAGCGTCGATGTCGGCTACGTGGAAGTTGTAGTTCGCCAGAAGCGAATCGAATTGCTGCGAGTAATCGGCAACATGCTCATCCAGCACTGTTTCCAGCGAACTTACTTCGCCGAGCACCGCAGTGATGTGATCGGCTACGTTCTGCTGCAACTCATCCAGTTGAGCATCGTAGTCGGTGATGTATGTCTGAAGGTTAGTGTCCTGTTCCGTCAGCAGGTTATTGATGGTAACTGCATTGGCCGCGGCATTGGTTTCCAGTTCACTGAGCCGTGAATCCATTTCTACTAATGCGACCTTGGCTGTCGCGGCCTCAAGGCCCAGCTCCGTCTGGTTGTCTGCGATTAGCGTCTCGATCGCAGTCATGTAGCTGTCCAAGTCGGTCATGAACACACCGGCCTGCGCGTTCTGCTCCGCCGTCTGCGCATTGAACTGATCGTGCGAGCTGTCGATCATCTGTTTCCAATTGACCAGGATCTCGTTGTAGCGGATCTGGTTGGACTCTCTCGCTTCATTGGCCGCAGTCGTGTAGCTGTTGCACAGGCTCAGCAGAACCTCAAGAGGCTTCATGCCCTCCCGCGTTAGCGCGAAGTAATTGGTCGGTGGGACTGTTGTCGTATCCTGGGTGATGCCAGTAACTTCGTACCCCTGCGCAACCAGCCAACCCATGACGTTCTCTGGAACCTGGGTGACCGTCTGCGTGCTCCACCAGACGCTCAGGAATGGATTGGCGACGGCAGGGAGCAGCAGTACGCTTTGGCCAGGATCTTGTTCTGGTACGTCTGGTATCGTCATGTCCCTATCTCCACTTTCCACTCGGTTCCATAAAGCACACTGCGCCTTCCCACCCCCATGTGCCGCTCGCAGACAACAGCAAGATCATGAACATCCCTCTGGCGCGAGGGTAGATTCGATGGTTAACGCCCGCAATCCAGGTTCCGCTGCTGTGGACGTTCGATGGCGTGCTGCCAGCTACCAGGGCTTCGATAGCTGCCTTGGCGTTTACGCTGACCTGCTCTGCCGTGTCGGCTACCAGAACTCGCCAGGTAACGTCTGCCGAGCCTGCTGCCGTGATTCCATGCAATCGCAGTAGGCGACCATAGGTCTCGCCGTCGTTCATCCTCAGCGGCCCCATCGCCACATGCGAACCTGCATAGCCAACCTTGAACGGCCAGAATGCCTGTCGCTCCGTTTCGAACAGCCAGTTGACCGATGCCGTTGGAATGTAAATGCGCACACCGCGCGCTGCGTGGTCGTACTCAAGTACCGTGTCTGCATCCGTAACTCCTGTCAACTGCTCAGGAATCACATCCTCGGACAAGGCTTGCAAGCCATCCCCACTGGCGGAGACAGTGTAAAGTCCCTGGGACGACAGGAAGTAGTACCGATCCAAGTGATCGCGACACCAAGCCCTGGCGCCAACCATCCCCACGTCACGCGAGACGTTCTGCAAGCGACCCTCGGCAGTCGGATCGCCTTGCAAAGCCCATAGTGAGCTGCTGGTGGCCGCCAGAAGATACGCATCCTTGTGTGGAATCAAAGCAGTGATATTGCCACCCAGTTCCCCAGCTTCGGATAGCTGGATTACAAACGGGCGACCAACATCACTTATATCTACGCTCATTTTCCAGTAGGTGTACGTCCCTTGCCGACTCGCGAAGATCGCTTGACTGACTGGACGAATGAACCGATCGCGATAGATGCAGTCCGCCGCGTGAGTGCTTCCTGGTGCAGTGCTGCCAGGAGACGCTACGACGGTTCCGCCGCTGTGAATCACACCTACCTGCGAGGCAGCGGACGCTGGAGTCCATGACCCACCTCGCAGGCGTTTCGTAAAATCTTCGGTACGAACGTTTAGCGACCAGGGGCAGGTGTACCGCTCCCGTTTCCCAACTTCTTGACGAAAGGAGAGGCCACGGCCAACACCATTCGGGAATACAATTTCCTTGGTCGCCACGTCATGCCCTTATTAAGCCGCTGCTTCGAGCCCTGCGGTCGTTCCATCGGAAGCAATGCCGAACGCCTTCCAAGACGTGGCAGACTCGCAGATCGCGACAATCATGCGATTGGCAGCCACCGCCGATTCAGCGCCTGCGCCTGTTCCGCCGTTGATGGCAATTGTGGTCGGTGAACTAGAACGTAGTTCGCCACCAGTAGCCGCGCCAGCCAAGATGACGATCTTTCCTGGCTGCGGGCTTGGCAGGATGATGATGTTGTTCGCATTGCCCCAAGTCGGAACAACGAACTGCACCAGCTTGTTCTCTTCCAAAGCCACTCCGTCTGACGTTGCAGTCACGTCAACACGACCTGGACCAACATCGCTGAATGCGGCTAACAAATCTCGCAAAACTCTGTGAGGTGACATGCAAATGTCCTTTCAAAATGGTTCGGGGACGGCCTGCGTCCTAAAGGAAAAACAAACAACACTTAGTAAGGTGGGTTGGTCATCACGGTAGCTTCGATCGAACCAACACCGCCGTTGCCACCCTGGGCAATGACAACCTTGATAGGCTCGTCCTTGATCGGAATGAACTCGCTGCCGCTTGAACCAGCGGCTCCATCGGCAACCGCATTGAGCAGTGCGCGCGGGTAGTAGAACACATTGCTAGTACCGGCGTCCGCTTTCGTCATAATCGGAATACCGCTGGTTTCGCCAGTGATGGTCAAGTCTGCTCCAGTGGCAATAGTGCCAGGAGTGTACTTCAGGCAAACCAGAAACCCATTAAGGCCCCTATTGATGCTGGGTGCTATGTAAACGGTCGCGTTTCCACTGGCGTCTGTAACAATATCTGCTTTGGCTGATGAAAACATAATGGTCTCGTGTTGGGTTGGTCGCTACAAGCCGTTGCCGTCAAATGTCAATCTGCCTATTCGCTGCTCGCGCAGACGGTATTCATAATCTACCACACCGAATCTACCTCGCTCACCGCGTGGGGCGTCTGGGCCTAGCGACGTTGGCGAACTGCGATCCTGGTCGTCGCGAATAGCCAGTCCAATTAGCTCCATAAACCGCTTTTCGTGAACGTGCTCTCTTTCCTCGAAGTTGTGCTCCGCCGATGCCAGGCACGCTTCCAGGATGACTTGACTGAGCATCTCTCCGCCGATTGGGTAAAGGTTTGTTTCGTTAAGTAGCACGGGCCTCAGAATCATGGGCACCCGAAGCGTGTATGCCTGGTCTGGTGCTGGGTAGAGCACTAGTACCTTACGGCTGCCGACTGTTGGATCGAACGTCACCGTTCTGACTGAATAGAACACTGGTCGGTCAAACTCTGGGTTGTTTCCCTCAAGCTGGCGAATCGTAGAGTCATGCCGCCACTTCACGGGAGGATACCAGGAATCGGGACTAGGGTAGTACGTCAGGTCGCTGTCATTAGCCACCGCGTCAAACGTAGCATCCAGTGGTATTTCTGGTCTGGCCAATTCGTAACTTGCCGCCGTGGCAATCGTCACCGATGTTGCGTCAAGCGTAATTTGCGTGTCGCCGCCTCGGCTCGCTACTGAATAGTAACGATTATTGACCTTCAGGACACCAGAAGCTGCCCATGAAGGAAACGTGCCGCCAGTTAGCGTTACGACTCCTGATGCGACTGTGATGGTACCTGTGGCGTATGGCGCGGTAGTGGCCACATCGGCCAGAGGTCTCAGAAACGACCAATCTCGCGCAGAGTACACCCGTCGCATTCCATCGTGGATGCAATCCTCGATATCCGATGTCTGGTCGTCCGTGAAGTCGGCACGAATCCCGAACAGATAGTGACCAACACGACTCAGCAGGCTGTAATAGCTTACGCCCCATCCAGTGACGGTCGCTCCTGACGATCCGCTTTCGGCTGCACCGAAGTAGCCTGCGGAAAAATAGCTGCGTGAAAAATAGCTTGGAGCAAACATGATTAGCCAGTTGCATCAAGAGTGAGTGCTGATCGATTGCCAGTAGCGGTTTCCACAGTGGCTGTAATGCGAGGTTTGCTGTCATCGACTGCCCGTATGACAACGGTTGTTG